GTACCAGACTCAGAACAAAACAGATCAAATTCGTTGAAATCAAAATTGAATGCTGAAGCAGAAACGGAAACTAATGTAGGATCAGTAGTTGCATCATTTACCGTATCAGAAAATGGTGTTGCTACTACTGGTATCTCAGCGATTGCTGACCCCCCTGAAAAATTACCTATAGTAAATGAATGATTATCTACAATATTCCAATCATCTTGAAGTTTGTCATAAATTACTAAATCATTTTCATCAGAATAATTAGCAACAGTTACAACGTGAACGCCGCCAGTATTAGAGTCAATATTGTTACTTTCATCGCTAATAATTACTTCGTTTACTGCTGCTTGTTTTGGCACAGTAGTTTTAGTACTAGGATTGTAAGTAGTTCCAAGTTCTGCTAAAACACTCTTATTCTGAACAGTTATGTTGTCATTATAGAGGAATGCTTCTCTGTCATCCATTTCATCTAAATAAGTTTCCCCTCTCCAATCTCTAAATTCATTGACAGTCACACCGTTTGACTGAGTAGTGGAAATCAAAACATCTGCAGGATCCAACTCGTCTGGTATAGCACCCGTACCGACTACTTGTCCATTCACAGTAATTACTTCATTAGGAACTGAAGTATCTGTAACTTGAATAGTTTGTTCAGTATCATTACTATTAACTGTATTACTAAGAACATTTTCAGTAGTTATACTCCGAACTTGTGGAGTGATTGGAGTTGACGGCATTGGAGGTTTAGTTGCTTCGTATTCTTTAGAAACATAGGAAGCACTAAAAATTGCTTGAGCATAAGAAGATGCACTATTAATAGATTCTGTATTAGAAACTTGTACTACAATATCACCTGTTCTAAATTCGCTGCTGTGAATATCGATACTAAAAGTTGCTCTTCCATTAGAGTTTGTTGTAACATTGCCTTTTCTGACTCCCCCCATGACAACCATATGAGCCGAGTTAGGCAATAATCCTTCAACTGTGCCTGATATAGTAAGTGGGCGAACAAATGTGTCTACTGTAAGCGTAGTATTCTCTACTGTTTGTATCTGTGAACCTTCCCAGACCCAATCTCCGCCTCTTTGTTGCCAAACAGTGGTAGAATTAGCAGGAATAGTTGTTTCATTTATCCAATCAACACCGTATTCTTCTTCTGTTTCAAAAACTCCGTAACCAAAATCAGGATGTTCTGTGCCAATGCTTGTACCTACTTGCTCCCAGGCTCCCCAATGTATAGACCAGCCCGAAGTAACACCTCCGTTTGAGGTTAAATTTCCTTGACTTAGGTTATCATATTGTCCATTGTCATTTTCATAAGGCTCTGGCGCAGCATGTTGGTCATAGAAAGAATCTGAGGATGGATTAAGAGACATACTACCATTATATTTACCAACAGGAACTGCGGGAGGCGTAATAGAAGCTCCAGAATCATTTATAGTTACTGAAGTCGAAACTCCTTTTCCATCAAGAGTCAGGGTCAATGTTTCCGCAGATTCAGTCACCCCATCAGAAGCGATGACCAAAGAAAGAAAGCTGTCTCCTGCAGAATCTATTGTAAAGTTGCCCGTAAGAGCAGCACCATTTATGTCTGCTGAAGAAACACCTGTAATAGTATAAGGAACCAGTGTTCCTGAAGAAACATTATCTGTCTCTAAAGTTATAGTAAGAGAATTTCCCTCATTGATAGAAGTACTGGACCTAACTAAAGCATAAGAAGGCTGACCAATTGCAACTGGTACTGGAGGTGCTGGCACTACAACAGGAGTAGATATTGAAGCTGGTGTATCAAATAATAATTCACCTACGACATTTCTATATTTGCTTGCCTGCATTTGTTTCGCATAGATAGATTCAAAATAGGGAACATGAAACATGTCTCCTGTTTGACCTACAGTTGTTCCTGTAGAATCTGCTTTAAATCCAACAACACTCGACTTAAACGCTGCCCTAAGTTCACGGTTTTTAGTGTCTATAGAACAATTATTATCTTGATGTGTTACATTATTAACACTAAAACCTGTAAACGAATCTACAACAAACCCATTCTTGAATCTATCAACTCCATTAGCATCTAATATTTTAACTTCTCCGGCTTGTTTTTCTAGCAGAGTAAGTGTGGTATAGTATTCAAGATTTGAAATTCTTTGTTCAAGCCCTCCAATATCACTCATCGTGTATCTTTTATTCTTTTCTAAGCGAATAGATACTGCTAAATCAGGGCGACCGTAAAAGGTTGCTGCTTGCTTAGATAGACAAGGATACGGTGGAAGAAATCCTTTAGCTAAAGTCATTGACCTATTAGGGGCTTCAGGTGTTTTAGGATTCAGTTCGGGTATGCTCTTAACTACCTTAATTTTACTATCTTCTGTAATAACAACTCTATACGCTTCAGCTAAATAATATTCTAAATCTGTTGTGAAAGTTAGAACTGGAACTGGATTGGTTAGGCCATTTGAAGGTCTGTCAATAGATTCTAAGATACTCGGATTTTCAGTCGCACCTGCTAAAGTAGTAGAATCTGCTGCTGTGTTTGACATGTAAGGTCTAAAATCAATAGCATTTTTTAAATCAAAAACGCCGCCTGTAGAAGAACTATACAAAGGAATTTCTTCTGTCTTAATTCCGGTTGATCCAGTATCGTCAACCGGATATGAGTCTACACAAGCAAAAGTAGGACCAGAAACAGTTCTGCTAAAGTAATCGACTTTTACCGTGATGTATCTGTAAGTTGTTTCATCAAAAGTACTAGTGGCTCGTTTTTGAATTGACCCCAAACCATAGAAATTGTCACGCTGTCCGTTATCTACAATGAATTCACGGGTGACATCTCTGACATTAGTTTCATAATCAGATTGATCTGTTGCAAGAATTTGCTTTACTTTAAATATGTCACTTATACCAATAGAATATTTTCCGCTTGCTGAGTTTGTATTGGTAGTGGCATCTATTTTAACTAATCTATCTTTGTTTAGAACTTTCGCAAGAGGAGATGTATCAGATGATTGCATATTTACAAAAAGTCTAACATTTCGATTTGCGTCTAGGATAGTAGTTCCTAAATCAATAGTCAACGCAGTTTCACTTGTTTGAGATACTGTCCCTGTAAGTGGAATTACTTCTCCCTCTGCATAGGCCGTAGAATCAACAGTAAATGAATCAGTAGCAACAAGAATCATGTTAGCTTCAACAACTGAGTCTGAAACTGAACCATTTCCAAAGAAAAAAGTCTCGTTTGCTATGCTTGAACTTACATTTATTACAGCATTGGTATCAGCAGATATGTCAAATTCTTTAGTAAATTTAAAGTTATAATCATATGCAGAAGAATCTGCTTGTAAAGTTTTGATGTGAGAATACGGAAGGTTCCATATAAGTTTATTGAAATTTGTTTCGTAAACTTGTGCATCTCCAGCAGAATTCAATACGATGTCAGCAAAACCATTTGCGGCTGTGCTTGGGTAATATATACCTCGTACTTCAGTGAAGTCTCCAACAGACATTTTGATATCATATAGATACAATTTGTATTGGGCTGCTGATGTGCCTGCTGTACCAGAGTCTAATACGATGTGTCTAGTTTTAGCAGTTCCAACTTTATTTCCTGTTACACTAGTCGCAGAAAAATTGCCGCCAGATACACCGTTCTGAACTGTGTCATATAAATCTACAACACCTGTTCCTACAGAAAGATCGCCACCGTCAACATCCCATGCACCACATACATCGTCTACTAATACATAATTACCGAAAGAAGTTGACTGTGATACAGTTTCTTCAATTCTAGTAGCAGAAGGCTTATCAAAAGGAATAACCTTTTCTGCTAATAATTCAATAGGATAGCCTGCAACATTAGCTTTACCTGGACGAATAGTCGCAACTAATTTAGTAGCAAGTCCACCTTGACCTGAAGGCAGTTGACCATTATTTTTTCCGTCATCTAGATGTTCTCTAAAAAAGCACTGCAAGCCTTCAATCGTATAATTACCATTCGCATTATACGCTCTTTCAGCCATCACGGAGCCTAGTTGTCCGAGTTGGTCTGTTTTAATATTTGATCTTATAATTTGACCAAACTGCCAAGTGGCATATTGATAGAAGTTTTCAGGAATAGTATCTGTATTAGTGTATGACTTTAGTGATACTGTAAACTGTAGTCTATCGGCTCCGGGTGCATTGTAATTATATGAACCATTTGCAGGATCTAAGAGTGTATTATCATCTGTTGACTCAACGACCTGCTCTGTAACTAGAAACCCGATTTTTTTGTCAACTAAGGGAGTATAAGCATCAACAAAAGTAGATATTTCAGTAGTTCGTATAAAAGCTCCACGGGCATAGATAATACCAGGAGACAAAGTTACATGTGAAGCAAGACCAGAATATCTTTCTCGTGATCCTATTGCAGCAGACGCAGAATTAAATGTAACAAATGTATCTCCGCTGAGAGTAGTATCTAAAGACTCAACAGTAAGGGTTTCTCCCATTGAAAATTCTTGAACGCCAGCAGTATTTGTACCTGCTCCTTGATCTATATAAGAAATATACAGAGTTTTTGTATCAGGACTGTCACCTTGTGTACCAGTTTTGGTATGAACTACTTTAGCCTTCAGACCAGTTGTACCACCAACTAGGGTAGCACCCACATAATTAGCGAGTGTTGAATTTACTATTGTTGTGCCGCCGAAGTCACTATCGTTTACTTTGATGTATGAAAGTCTTGTAATTTTTTCTTCGCAGCCGCTAATTATTGCGCCTGCTTTGAGATTATAACTTCCTAGTTGACCTAATTGATCCGATAGCGCACTTTGAAGCTGGGTAAGCTCTCTAGCTTGAACAGCGACACCAGGCTTAAACAATACCCGGTTGTAATTTTTTGTGCCGTCAAAATCGTCAAAGTACGGAGATGCATTTAAATTGAGAGCCATTTATCTTTCCTAAAAATTAAGTACTGTTTTAATTGTTTCAACTTGGTCTGATGATCTATTGATCGGTGACTTATTTTCAACATAAACAATATCACCTGAAGTTACATCTATTTCTGGGGATGTAACACTATTTATACTCAAACCAGTAAGACTTTTCGTAGTATTCGCCAAAGTACTTGAAGCAGTTATTAGACCAATAATTGGTTGTAAATATATGCTATAGGTACCAGAATCAGTTTCTGCTATGTGACTGACTGTAAACTGTCCACCATCGTCGGTAGTAATATTATCATCAACTGCATAGTTAGAGTTATCAGCCACATCAATTACATAAGAAGCAGTGGCTGTATTATTAGTCCATATTGCTTCGCTTGAGTCTCTAAGATTTTTGATTAATCCTATTTGTCTAAAATCGTTATCAAGTATCAAATCTTCATTAGTATTTTCTGAAATAGAAACTACAACTCCAATAGAACTTGCAAAAAGTTCTTTTACTGGATTTGATCCGTGACCATTTATTGGAGAAACTATAGCTCTCGCAACAGCATTTGTGCCAGATCCTACGGCTTGAGTAAATGACACATTAGCAAATGTATATCCAGTTCCTCTATCCGTAACCTCGATTGCTGTAATAGCTCCAGTGTCAGGAGCTATTGTTGCTGTAGCTACAGCCCCTGTACCATCACCAGTTATAGTAACAGTAACATCATCTGGGGTGTATCCTTGCCCAGCATTAGTAATTTCTATCTTATCTACAGTTCCTTTAACAGCAGCAGTTTCTACTGCTTGCTGCAAAGCAGGCAGTGCATCTGCATCACCTAAAGCAATTGTTGCTTCAGCGCCTGTTCCGCCGCCGCCTGAAATTCTAGCAAGTGCAAAAGTATAACCAGACCCTTGAGTATCTAGTGTAATACTAGTCACTGCATCTCCAGTTATTGTTGCAGTTGCAGAGGCTCCTTTACCATCACCAATAATATTTACTGTGGGAGCACTAGTATAACCACTTCCGCCTGCGGTTACAGTAACACTATCTAGCTCGCCATTAACATCGTGTGTTGGATTGCCCGTGAGTTTTCTTACAGGAATGTGTTCTGAGTCTAAGAAAGCGGTTTCATCAGCAGCAGATACTTGAAACAAAAACTTCCAAGTATAACCATCAGTAGTTGAAAAAGTATTAGTACTAGTATCAGTAGGCTTTTGAGAAACTGTTGCATTGCTATTATTATCAATACACTTGTAAACTTTATTTTCGTCAGTAATCACATAAAAGTTAGCATCTGCTAAAGTAGTAGCTTCTGAGTTAGAAGGTCTTGTTGAAGAATAATCATCGTCATATGAATCATAGACAGTACCAGACACCCAGTCTATCCTTCTAGCTAGATGACAAACATTAGCAGAAGTAATTAACTGAGTGAAAAGTATGTTTCTTCTATAATCTCTAGTGAAAGTCTCGGAATCTACAGGAGTCGGCGGTGCTTCGTCATCATCCCAAGCACCAGTTTTTCCTAGAGAAAAATGAAAATAATCATTTTCACTATTCACATCTCTGTAAAATGACCGAGCGATTTCAACCCGTCCTAACTTTGTAAGTAAAAGAGCCACTATTTTCTACCTATTAAGAAATTGTGATGGTCCAAGTAACTGTCATAGTATCGGCAGCACCTTTATTAATTACTGAAAATAAAGTACGACAAAGAAGTGTGCCCGCAGATGAAGCATTGAGAATACCAGCTTCAGTCAAAGCACCTGTTCCAGTTCCTGCAGGGTATGTAGCAACATAAGAAATTGAAGCACCTGTTACAGTAGAAGAATCTAGTGCAACACGAGCAGATTCGGTCTCAAGTGCAGTATCGCCTGAAGCGGCTGCTGTAGTTCCTGTACCAACTGCCATATGACTCATAGCAGTTGCAGTAGCATCCTTCATACGAGAAGAAATATAGTTAAGTCCAGTATCAACTACTAGATTTGGAACAGTAAAGTTTTGAGAAACTCTACCGTCTTCGCCACGGACAACGACATTAACGCTGCCAGTAGCTTTCAATTTATCTTTTTTAATCATTTTATCCGTCTCCGGTAATTTTGTTTTATAAAAAATTCATTACAATATATATAATAAATTTTAAAGTATTTTATGGGTTTAAGACTGCTGAAAACACTTCAGAAGTCGCTGCTGTTTCAGTAAAAACTTTTCCTATTGATTTAAACAATCCTGATCCAGTGTAACCTGGTGGCAAGTATTCACCTTCAACATACTCTTGTGCTAAGCCATCTTCTATAGTAACTACGTCTGTAGTCATTTCTCTATTAAGGGCTACGCTAAAGTTAGAAACAGTATTTAATGTTTCGTTTATTGTCCTATCCCATTGCACTACTATTGTAACAGCATCAGTTTGTGCAACAAGGTCTTCAAACTTAAATATTTGTAAATTGATACCATCTGTTTCAACACTTATGAATGGAGCAAAATTTACGTTATTACTAATAATCAAATCACCAAATACTTCCATTCCAGCTGGGTGAAGTAATTTCTTATAATTAGTAACCCATTCTTTTTGTGGTCTTGATGATTTAACAATATACGAATATTTTTGAAACTTAAAATTATCTTGAAGTCTATTTACATCAGATAGTTTACCTCTATCATCTTTGTATTTTCCTTCATTATTATATAAGTAACCAGTAGTAAGTACTACGTCTAAAGATTCCCCTGTTTTGGAAATAATCTGTATTGTAGATACTTCATTAGTATAACCAGAGCCAGAGTTTACAATAACCCATTTGGTTGGTTTATTAGTAGAATCTACTGCTTCTACACGAATGACTGCACCATTTGATGATGCTGCATTAAAGTCTTCGCCAAAATAACCAGGCAAAGCATAAGGCTCTCCATCGGATCCATCTTCATTGATTGTGAATACGTCACCTACAGAAAACCCTGCATCTGTCCCAGAGTAAGTGCCAGAAACTACTGAAGTTAGAGTTCTTCCTAAGTAAGCCTTTGCATTAGCTGTAGTTCCTGCTTCATCTCTAAGAACAATAAATGTTCTAATATCAGATACATCAAAAGAAACATTGACAGTACCAGAATATCCAGAACCACCATCTGTAACAGTGATTGCTGTTATTTCTCCGTCTTCTACTGTTGCTGTAGCAGTAGCGCCTGCTCCGCCGCCTGTGTCAGTGATGACAACATTCGGTGCAGCATAATAACTATAGCCCCCCGAGGTAACTGCAATACTTGACACTTCTCCGCTAGTTATAGTAGCAGTTGCGGCTGCCTGAGCACCGGGGCCAATTATATCTGTAACATTTGAAGGAACTTCTAGTACAATTTCGTATTCTTGTGGTGCAGAGTATGCAATTTTCAACACTCTTGTGACTGAAATTGGTATTGTTTTTGCTACAGTAATAGAGCCTGTCGTTTCGTAGTAAATTACATCTGCTAATAATCCTGAAAGATTTGCTACTTCATAACCATTGGCAGCGGTGGCTCTTACTGATTTTTCTTCTACCCAAACACCATCAGATGCTCTAAGTATATTTTTACTGGGATAGAATACATCAATCTCTTCATTATATACTAGTTTGAAAAAGGCTCTTATTGATCTTTCAGACCCCTTTGATTCAAATATAGATTTTATGTTTTTATATAAGTGTTTCCTGTCCGCCTGTACTGCTTGAGGGAAATCTACAGCTAATTCTTTTGCCCACTTATTAAGTTCTGCATCATTTGCATCATCAATATCAAAATAGTTTTTATTCAGAAGCAAATTTATAGGATTATCTGCTTGATCCATGTATTCATAATACTTTTCAATGAAAGTTACGAATTGAGAATGATCTTCTCTTATGAATTCTGGCAAAGAGTATTTTATATTTAAACTGCTCTTTTCGTCATACTCTTGTGGTATACCAGCAGCAGTTGAAACGATTGCAGTAAGCTCTGCTCCAGATCCTCCGCCGCCGGTTACAGTCACTGTAGGAGCAGATGTATAGCCAGATCCAGAATTTAATACAGTGACAGTTTGTACGGTACCATTGAAGATTGCAACTTGAGCAGTGGCACCTGTACCTCCGCCACCAGTGATAGTAACAGTAGGCACAGTAGTGTATCCACTACCAGCAGCGGTAATTTCTATGGAAGAGATATACCTATAAAAAGATGGAATTTGATCCGACATTAATAGCCTGCATTATCTTCTGTTACTGTAATATCCAGACCTTTTCTTGATCCAACTTCTACGTTATAAGAACTATCGTCAATGGTTAAAATTGTGTTGTTTGACGGTCTAGCCACTACTGCACTGGTAGAAACTTCAGAGTTCCTAGAAAGAATATTAGTTTTAATGTCGTTAGAGTCATCATGTGGGCGAGTACTTACTCTAATCGAAGTTTCTGTGCCAAATAATGATGCCACTGTCATAGAAGGAATTGTAAGTTTTCCTGTCGTATAATCTATCGTACCGATAGAAGCAAGCTGTGTTCCTGCGGTGTCTACTAGAAATAAAGAACCAGTACCGTTGTATTCTGGTGGCACAACTGTAGAAGCAGGTACGTCTTTTATTTTTACTTTATTTGTAGTAGTACCAATAATTGCATTGAACCAAGTGCTATGCAATTCTCTTGGCTGAATTCTACTATTGAAAGTAAATGTATAATTGTCTGTTGTTCCAAGAACAGTGGGGGTCAATCTTTTTTGTATAGTTGGTGTGATATTGACAGAAACAATAGAAGGCGATACTGCTTTAATATCATCATGTACTTTAGAATAGTAAAAATTCTTATTCAACTGATTCAAATTTTCAGTGAAAAAAGTATTGACTGCCGCGGATACTGCATCACTTATTTGACCTGAAGTCAAGGTAGTCAAATCGCTATTAAAAGTCACACCAATTTTAAGTCCAATAAATTGATATATTGGATCAACAAATTCTGGTAAAATAGCAACTGGAGCTTTTGGATTTACTATCTCAGTAACAATTCTATCTTTATCTGCTTGTGTTACTACTTGTCCTTCAACGGGGTCAAGTGATATAAAAACTTTTCCGTATATCGGAGGATCATTATTTTCTCCTCCCCAAACCGAAACAGATTGAATGTTGGGATTACTAGCTAATATTAGACTTTTATAATCTCCTGAAGAAACTGCACGTTCTTTAGTTGCATTATATAAAGGTGCAGTTTTTCTTATACTATCAATGCTTTCTCTAGATGCACCGCCTGAAGCCACCGCAGTTTTTGTAGAATCAAATGTCTTTACTTCATTTGAACCAGTCAAAGAAGCCGCACAGGTAAATGTTTTACATAAATTGGCATCTTCTCCATTTGAAACAATATAATCTATCAGAACTATATTACCGTCAACTAGCTTTTCGCCAAGAACCCCATCACCAAATCTAATGACATATTTACCATCTACGCCTTCTTCCAGAAAATATACTTTAGTGGTACTTGTCAAATCCAACAAAGAAGATTTAGCCGTGAATGTATTTAAAGTCAACTCAGTAGTTGAAGTTTGTACTCTAACTCTGAGAGTAGTAGTATCAATGTTCTCGTTAGGTATTGTAATAGGACCTGAAAGATTAGAAGAGTCAATCAAGAAACTATTGTCTACTCGTGTTCCTTCTTTGAGTACTAATCCGGAAAACTTGAATCCGTCCGTTCCATTTATGTCTTCTAGAGTAGCTGTTTGTGTCTGATTTGGATAGAAATTAAAGCTAGTATTATTAACAGTAGACGTAAAAATAGTGTCTCTTGTCAGAGAATACGTTGTACCAACATACGCTGGATCTGGAGTTATTACAAAATCAACACTAGCAGTAGCTGCTCTCCTCGATCTTGGGGTGTAACCAATAGCCTTTGCTAGAGATACAACAGAACTTCTTTTAATTGCAGAATCTAAAAAAGATTCATTGGCTAACATGTGAGCCATAACAGCATTATAATGTGTATTATAGGCAAGGGTATCTAAAAGAACAGATAGAGCTGAACCTTCAAAATCATAATCACTAAACTCACTCTGCGATTGCATAAAGGTTTTGAGAGATTGTTTTATATTATCAAAATCTAATTCTGTTACGTTTAACTGTGCCATTGTCTTACCTTAACCTTTTTAGATTAGCTGTTAGTGTTTGCGGTTTATCTGTACCAACAACAAAATATCTCAGTGTAATATCATATGAATTATCATCATAATTAGCAACCACTAATAATGATTCTATTTTTGCTCTGGGTTCATACGTTTCTATTAGGTTTTTTATTGTGTTTTTGATTACCCCTGCCAATATATTTGACATAGGTTCAAACAAATATCCCCTAAGATTCGCTCCCTTTTCAGGTTCAAATGGTCTCTCATAAAAGTTAGTTCTCATAAGAATATTCAAAGACTGTTTAACAGCATTGACATCTAATTTTTTAGATACATCGCCTGTCACAGGATTCGCAGTAAAATTCAAATCCAAATCTTTGTATATTCTTGATACTTTTAATGATTCTGTTGCCATAATCGTATTTATAACAGTTTTAGTTATATTCCTATTAAATCTGGTATATTGACATTTACAAAATTGCCAGACGCATTAGCACTCTTTTTAACTGCATCAATTCTATAAGGAAAATCAACTATATTAGGAATGTTTATACCTAATATATTAGCAATAGGACTATCTGTCGGAGTTGAAATTGGGGCTCCTTTTAAAACAAACCCAGCGCCATCTTCTTCAAAGTTAGGTATTTTTTGACAAAGGTTATTTAAGTCCAATGCTCCTGTTTTTAATAAATCAGGAATGTCTTCTATTGCAATATCGCCTAAATCTAACCCACTATACTTTGTCTGTAAGTTATTGATTTCATTGGTAATATCGTCTACTGATAATTTTGCTGCCAGAAAACTAGAAGCAAAACTTTCAATATCAGCTTGCAATCCTTTTATTTCTTCTGGCACTTCAATCTCAGGTACATATTGTTTTAATTTTGATGTAACAAGTTCTTGTATAGCCTGTGCATCAGTAGCCATATCTATTATAGCAGCAGCGTCGGTAACTGCCTGACTTACTGTAGGTGATATTGGTATTTTATCAAACAAAGTGCCAACTAGCTCATCAGTTGAACCTATTGACTGAGTTAGTTCTACTAAATTTTCAGTTGCGCCACATAAACTCATTCATGTCTCCTTAGGGTGTAGGTGTACCTGAGATGCCGCCGCCAGGAGTAACACCCAAGTGCTTATGTGTACCAAGAACAATAGTACCTTGTTGAACTATTGATCCCGATACTGTTCCTGTTACTGTCAATGCACCTGTTATGTTATATGCCCCAGTATGCGTTGTGACGCCTGTTATAGTTCTAACTGGAGCAACTACTGTCTGTGAAGTAATCGCTGACAGAGTTTGTGTAGTACTCGCCTCTACAAGCTGTACTGAGGCAGTTAGTGTTTGATTCAAAGCAGCAGACAATGACATATTCAAACCAATAGCTTTGAAGTTGCCTGTAGGCGCACTTAAATTTACATTACCAGTAGTACTCATCAAAGAGTAACCGAGTATTGCAGTACTTGAAGTTGAACCAACCGAAACTGAACTAAAATTACCACCAACGGTAGAAACTTTATCGCCGCCTACAGTTTCAGTTCTATTGCCTATAACGGTGTCTGTTTGATTGCCGCCTGTGCGAAAAGAATGATCTCTTGAGACATTAGTACTTTGCCCTGAAAGAACTTCAGTAAAATCATTGCCTACTACTTTAGTAACACGATTGCCTGCAACTGTAGTAAACAAGTTTCCACCTATCTCTTGATACATATCTCCTGTCACTAAAACTCTTGCATCACCGCCTATTGTGACATCGCACGAACCCTTGACAAAAACTTTTTTGTCTTTCAGTGTTATTTCGTATTCGTCACCGACTACCTTTGTGATCTTTGAACCATCTGCTTGCACTTCATAAAAGGTTCCTGCAGAATGATATTCGTGTATTCTTTCATTATTGGGCGTGTCATCTATTTCAAAAACATGTCCGCTTTCTGTTTCGTTTACTTTGTTATATGGATAGACTGAACAATTGTTATCAAAATTAGGTTCTTCATTGGAAGCGTTGTATGTATAACTCTTTTCTCCAAATCTTGGATGTGGTTCTTCCCAAATCTCTCTGTCATAAGTCGCACCAGAAATGTCAGAAGAAACTGATTCTACATGAGGTGCAACTGCTCTCGGTATTGCTTCTTGTCTGGCTGCTCTCTTGTTTAACAGACTGGCATGTGTTTCAGCATCAGCATTTCTTGCTAATCTTGATAGATCAGATTCTTGTAGTTCATTTAGACCCACATCCGGCTCACTTCTTGGAAATATACCGTCAGGGTCAGAGAAGCCTACATTCTCATCAACATTTTTGTTTCTTGGTTTGCCTCCTAAAGTACCTACAATAACAGGCTGCTGCCCCTCTTCCCCGTCAGCAAAGAAGCCTAGCACAGTTGATCCCTGAACATAGGCAGGAGTATCACCTACTCCAGATATGCTCGGAGAAGTCGTAGGAGAGACAGGAACAGCCCATGGCAGATCAACAGTTGGTAAGTCTTGTTTAGACGAGGTGTGATATCCGATAATTCTCACTCGGCACCGGCCGAGCATTGCAGGATCCACCCTGTCTTCTACGACACCTATCCACCAATTAAAATTAGGATACATCTGAGGTATCTCCTTCAAGAGCAACCTTTTCTGGAGAATCTTCGTATCCGTTTTTAATAAGTTCGGTAATCATGCTGTGCCTAGTTGAATCAAATTTATGGTGAATAGCTGATATAATGTAAAATCCAGAGAGAAGAGGATCTAATACTGTAGATAAATCTTCTCCGGGTGCTTCAGCAGAAGGATACAACAGACTTATTACATTTCCCACCTGTATATCTGTTCTACCTGGAAGAACCGCTTCAAATTTATTATTATCAAAAGAATTTAAATAGCCTTTTCTGTTTAATTTATTGGTAGATATATTTGAAGCAGCAGAACCAGAGGGCAATTCTTTTTCTTCAGTAATACCAAAATCACTAAACAATCCAGTATTATGTGATTGAAAAGTCTTATGCGCCCTAGGGTCTTTTAGCAATGTGCTAGGTATAATACTTTTGCTTCCAGTTTTCACAAAATCAGGAAAATCAAAATCTGAAGATACATTAATAACTTTTTTGGTATAAAAGTCGTACCCGTCTATAGAGGCTGAAAAGGCTCCTTTATTGTTTCCATCAAGAACATCTATAGTAGTCAACATTTTCAAGTCTTCTATTGCTGTAACTGAATCCGGCAATCTGTTTCCAGTATAACCAACATCAGTTATTCTTCTTGGCATATTAGCACCATTTCTTTCTAATACATATTCGTCAAATACTCCGTTCAACTGAGATTGTATTAGTCCTTCAATACTGGCGAAATAAAATGATTGATTTGATTCAAAGAATAGATAATCCGATCCTTTCAATTTGCTGCCCTTTGCAGTCTTTGATATAAAATTCATATTTCTGAAAGGAGACCAATGATTTGAAGTATATTTTATTCTACTAGTATGAGGAGTGTCCATAATAAACATAGGTCTGTCAACTTGAATATAATCTTCAAATATTTTTTGTGCTATTTCATCAGTTGGTCCGCTGAATGCTTTTGTCACTACTGATGTTGTGTTCTCATACCCCTCAATTGACATAAAAGAAATATTGTAATATTGTGATCTATCATCGTTCAAAACTCTATCATATATCGCATATATTTGAAATGTTTTTTCAATTACATTTCCGGGAATGTCTTCTAAGGTGGGTGTCCTAACTTTTATAGTAATATATTCATTACCAAGAATAGGAAAATTACTAATCAAATTAGCAGCATCAGCTACGATGAGATTCCCTGTCATGCAAAAGGAAAATATATCTTCATATATATTAAGCTCCAACATAAATTCAGTTATGTCGGCTCTAGCACCACTATTTTGACTAGTAAGATTTAGTGACTCTAGTTTATATTCACCTGCATGAATTAGAGTCTCACTTGAAAAATCCATAATTTAGACGACCATCAATTTTTTGTAATTGGCAATAAATCTAGAAATATATTCAGGTTTTAGTAAGAAAATTTGCCTCTTGCTTTGATTTATGTCTAACTCATAGTTGTAGTTAGTCACCGGCTCTATTTCGCTTATTTTACTAGGATCATAATCAACTGTTATGTCTTTATTTGCAATAAGACGATAATGATGTGTAAAGTTTGCATTGCCTGTGCCGTATTTTGATTCAACAAAATCAAGTAGTTCTTCATCTCTTTTAGGCCATTCTTCATATGTATCTACAATATCATTAACAACCAATATGATCCAATGATATTTAGAAGAACCATACACGTTATTAGAAATTATATCAGGAGTTTCTCCATTTTTAATATAATGTGATTCTAACGCTAGTCTGTTGTTGATTTGTCTATCTAACCCAACACGCCTGAAGATGTCTTTGGTTACAATAGTTTTTTCATCTACTTTATAAGTTATTTTAGGCATAGCTTTAAAAAACATTAGTAACCGTCCGCTATTCTTTCGTTAGTTAGTGTTTCAAGTTCAGTAAATGCTAGTTGCATGTTTATCTCAGCTGGAGCGCCGTTTTCACCTTTAATTGTAGTAAAAGCATCTTGATTTCCATATGTGATTTTAACATCAGTCAATGCACAAGAAGATATCTTACTTACATGAGGATTTTCTTTTCCTTTGTAATGATATTCTATTTCAAACTCGGATGGATATTCTAAGAATAGTTTACTAGGAGAAACCTCAGGGTGCATATGATATTTAAATAATTGAATTATTCTCTGTACATTGCTGTATTCTTGTTTATTTCTCGGGTTGAATTTATAATTAAAAGCAAACTGTCTGAATCCCATGTTAGAAAATAGTTGTTCTTTATATGGATTGGCTACTTTGCTTGATGCTAAATCAATAGATGCTCCGAGTTCTCCGCCGATTCCTAGGGAGCCTGGTAAATTTGCAGCAGCTTTAATTGCTGACCTAGCTGCTAGAGGCCCAGCTGTTTCAAGTATATTACTGAAATTGATTCCCTCGTTAAAAACAGGATTGCCAGCAAGACCTGCTAGAGGCCCCAATTCTTTGTTTTCCCAATTTGCAGAATATTGAGAGACAGGAGGAGCTGAAACATAAAGTTCAATAGCACCTAATGTTCTAACTTTAGATATAGTTTCTATTATATTTTCTATATTTTCTGTCCCTTCTGCGGCAAGATATACACCGCCTGCTGCGGCAATTGATGCTGCAAAAGGACTAGTTTTGCCGCCGACGAGTCTACCAAAAGTTCCAGCGAGTTTAAAAGCTAAAGCGCCTGCCGCCCCCATAGAAATTGTCTTTCCTATAACTGCATTCTGCTCGGCGGAAGTTCTATTTTCAGCAGTAGTATCTACAGGCGCTAAAGTAGTATCGGTCCCGCCTACTACTCTACTGTTCTCTCTGGCATTAATGTAAAAGCAAACACTGTGAGGCTGTTCTTCATTTCCAACATCACCCACACTCAATGGATATTGAAAAGTTGTAGATTCATTAAAAATAAAAGGGTCTAACTTATTGTTAGATCCTGAATTTTCGTAGAAACGAAATCCTTCAGATTCTTTTTGTTCTGAATAATATTCTTCTACTTCATCTGATAAATAACCTAGTATGCCGTTCATCTTAATCCCGAATATAAGAAATAGTTTTCATTATTTATAACGGTAAAATAAGATTTTATGGAATTTCTTTTGCGGGTATTATCTTACCCCATTTGCCGATAGGACATTCTGCCCAATTCAATCTGGTTTTGGCTGGCATAAAGCAACCACACTTCTTGCAAACACTTATCATTTTGTTTAAGTGTTCACAAGAATTGCATATTTTAGCTCGCTCCATGTGTTCAGGTTTCATTTCTTTTCAACCTTCTTCTCAGGCTTTTTGTCAATTATACCACGTCCTGTTGAAAGTGGACGATATAGTTCTCTGAGTTCAAGTGCTTTATCAAAATAAAGTTTCATTCTTTCTTCGTAATCTGGCATAAATTCAAACACCACGCCTGACCAAGGACATGCTAGTATGTTAGCTATTGCTTTTTTTGCCGCCTCTTTACCTTCTCTCTTCTGCAAGTAAGTAATTATTCTATGAAAAGGCTGATATACACCCGCTCCAGATGAATTCCAAACCGATAAATCGTAAACGTCTTTTCCTAGAGCAGCCCCAGTAATAATCATTTCAGATGCAGTTGTACTATATATTGTGTCACATTGCTCTAAAAGTTTAGCGCCTGAGACATTTTTTGGAAGAACTTTTTGCCAACCACATCTACCACTAATCATTTTAAGTGCATCATTATGTGTGAGGGGGTGAGGTTTTACTACTACATCATCTTCTTCTTTCAATAACCTGTCTAATAGAGAGATATCCATCAAGTCTAATAGATTGTGTCCGGGGAGAAATACGGCGTGTTTTATATCTTTGTACTGGTCTCCGATTTCTTCTAATTCATACTTGTCAGAAAAAGAGTAGACGAATTTTTCAAAAATCTCTTGACCTGCTCTGCCAGAATCTATTTTAGAAGCAAAATCTATTAGTCTACAGTTGACCTCTCTTGATTGAGTGGTTATCCAAAGTCCTCCGCCGGCGAACTCAGTATAGGTAAATTCACTGAAATTAGAGGGTTGAACAGAACCAACATCGTATGTTATAGGCCAGGGAGACAGTGTACGAACTAATTCTTCAATACTAGCTGCCCACTTATTCCTAATAGACCTAGATGCATATGGGCCTATTTTCGTCCTTTCATTGAACAAGTCTGACATTTTGTTAGATGACAGACGAGGCTCAACTTTTTCTGTTTCTTCTTTCGGGGTTAAATCTCTTTCATTTAATTTAATTTCTTTCTGATGAGATTTATTGAAAAACTCAATGTCCATAATATACTCGCATAATAAAAAAAATATTTATACATCAAAAAAGGTGAAGTCCTTAATTGCCCATGGATTTTCAACTTCAGTAACATCTCTCAATTCTTGAGCTTTAGCATCTAGTTCTGATATATCGTCTGTTGGAGTGACTCCTAGTCTAACCTGACTTTCATATCTCAATATTTTAGCGTCTAATTTAGCAAAGGCAGTAGCTCTTTTTTTTCTCAATTCCTGCATTCTATAATATTTTCTTGCCTCTAGTTTAATAGCTTCAACTTCAACTAAACCATACTCTCTATCAAATTCTCCGGTTTCCTCGTTGTAGTGGGCCCCCACTGCTTCAATAGAATGTGTAGGTGAAGCGGTATATCCTAAATCACTGATAGGAAGAGGTTTTACACATCTGAAAGGAGCTCCGGCTAAAGCAAAATCAGTTATTTCTTTTGGTAAAGTAGATCCTCTGAGTTTTTCGTTTCTCAATTCTTTTTCGTAAATTGGAAACTCTAATACCTCATTAGTATCCACATTT